GCTGCAGGGCCTCATGCTCGCCGTCGGCGTCGTCGTCCAGGCTCACGAACTCCACCTGCGGTCCGCCGCGGCCCACCGGGTGCTCCTGGCGCAGCCAGTCCAGCATCGCGCCCTGGATGCGGATCGACGCGAAGCCCTCCAGCTTGCCGCGCCCGTCGAAGCGCTGGATCGCCTGCCAAGCGCCCACCATGCCCGCCTGCACCAGCTCGTCGATCTGCACGCTGGCCGGCAGGCCCAGGCGGCGCACCAGCTTGTGCGCGATCGTCCGGCACAGCGGGCGCAGCGCCAGCAGCGCGTCGTCACCAGCGGCCACCCTGGCACCCGCGGCAGTAGAAGCAGTCCGGCCGCGGCGCGCCGCGGCAATGGCAGCGCAGCGGCGCAGTCTCCGGCGCAGGCGCAGGCGCAGGGGCCGGCGCCGGTGGCGGCGCGTTCATCACCGCGATCAGCTCCCGCTGTGCCGCGACGGCATCGCGCATTGCCGCGGCCGTGTCGGCCTGCGCCTGCGCATGCTTGAACGAGGCGCCGATCGCACCTGCGCGCAGCCGGATGTCGTTGCGCATCTGCAGTGCGCGCAGGTAGATGTCCCAGGCCTGCCAGCTGGCATCGAGCGCGGGCTCCGGCGGCACGGTGGGCACGACGAACTCCAGGCCGCCAGGAATGGGCCCCTCGTCGGTCTCGGGTGGCTGCGGTGGTGCTGCCGGGTCCGGCGGCTGCGGCGCCGGCGAAGGCAATGGCGCCGGTGCGGGTCCGGGCGTCGGAGTCTCGGGCGCCGGCGCCGGTACCNNCCGCCGATGCCTTCGGTCTTGGTGTTCATCGCGTGCTCCTATGGGTAGGGTTGAACAACATTCAGGCGCGCTTCCACACCGCCTCGAAATGCCGCTGCAGCACCTGCAGCAGCGCGGGGCGGTCCTGGTCGCCCACCCCAAGAAAGGGCCGCGCCGGCATCGTCACCTGCCGCCGCAGCAGAAAGTGCACCGTGCCGTCTTCGGTGCCCATCACGTAGTTGCCCTTGAGCGTGGTCCACACGCGCAGGCCCTCGATGCCGCGCGGGCTGCCCTCGGCGCGCGCCAGCGGGCTCACCGGAATGGCCAGGAACGGCCCCTTCTTGGCCCGGATGACGCCGCCGAACTGGTGGATGGCGGCGTACTGCAGGTTCGTTCCCACGGTGGCCGTGCGCGCGTCGTGCGCGGCCGTGATGCTGTTGCGCAGCACGCGCGAAAGGCTCAGCGTCTGCCCGCCTTCCTCCTGCGCGCGCCGGCTGGTCTTCCACTCGGTGCCGTCGGGCCCGCGCTTGGCGCGGAAGCGCATCTGCGTCTGGCTCTTGAGCACCTGCGCCAGCTGGCGCATGGCCGGGCGCATGTCCCCGGTCTCGGGCAGCGCCATGCGCAGCCGCGCGATGGCCGCCAGCACCTGCTGGTCGTCGATGCGCACGCGCACGTCCACGCTCACGGCGCTACACTCCCGGCCTGCGAGGGACGCGGCCCAAGGGGGCCCACGGGGCGCGCAGGCGCTCGGTGGTATCCGGGAAACTTCGCCATCCGGCGCCCTCGCACCATCTTCACGGCAGGCTCCCGCGCACCAGCTCGTAGCGCGACACCCGCAGGTCCGCCGGCTGCACCCTGAAGCCGGTGCGAATCGAGTTCATCGCGCGCTTCTCGGCACCTCGGCCGGGGCTCGGCGTGTCCATGCGCTCCACCTCCACCACGATCTTGGCCGCGGTGGCGGCACTGCCAGGCGCGGTGCCGGCGCCGAACACGTACAGCAGCTTGCCGTCCACGCGGTCCAGCAGCACCGCCTCGGGGTTGCGCAGCCGCGCCGGCAGCGCGCGCCAGTCGTCGGTGCTCAGTGCATTGCCCGCGGCTTCGTGGCGCGCGGCCTTCGGCCCGCGCAGCAGCCCCGGGTCCAGCCAGATGGCGCCTGAAGTCACCGGCCTGCCGCGGGCGGCCATCGCCTGCATGTCCGTCAGGTCCAGCCCGCCCACCACGCGCTGGCCGGAGCGCACCGGGCCGGCCTGCGCCGCCAGCACCTCGTCCACCCAGCGCGCATGCTCGGCGTCGAAGGCCCGCGCCTCGGCGGCGCTCAGCGTCTTCATCGCGCGGATGCCCATCTCGGGCGGCGCGTCGGCGGCCTTCTGCGCGAACTGCTGCGCGGCCTGGCCGGCACGCGAAGCGCCGGGCCTGTGCGCAAAGCCCGGGTCTATGCCCTCCGGCACCTGGCTCACCTCGCCGGTGCGCGGGTTGGTGTAGTCGCGCGTCTTCACCGGCGGCGCGGCGTCGGCCACCGCGAGCCCCATCGCGCGCACCTGCTCGGCGCTGAGCTGGATCACGCTGCAGCGGCAGTTGTGCCCGTTGGGCGGGTAGTGCGTCTCCCACCAGGGGTCGTTCCAGGGCAGCACCGTGCCGTCCCACTCCAGGTGCTCCTCGCGCGTGCGGCCGTCGTCCACCGCGTCGTACATGAGGTACGGCGCGTCGTCCTTGTTCTGCTCGATCTGCTGCCAGTGGCCGGCCGCGTAGGCCTGCTGCATGTTGTTGCGGTAGATGTGGCGCAGCCTGCGCGTGCTGCCCAGCTGCACCAACTTCTTCTCCGCGGTCGCCGGGTCCACCATCTCCGCCTTGCCCCACCAGCCGGCCTTCACCAGCGTGGGCTCGAGGTTGTCGCGGAACTGCTGGAAGGTCTGGCCCTCGGCGATGGCCTTGTCCACCGCCGCGCGCGTGTCGCGCAGCAGGTCCAGGTCCATCATCTTGGCCACCGTGAAGGCCGCGTCGTGCTCCTGCTGCCACACGTCCTGCCAGGCGAAGCCGAGCGCGTAGCCCTTCGCGCGGAAGAAGGCCAGGGCCTCTTCCGGCGGCAGGTCGAAGCGGGCGTCAACGGCCACGGCGCAGCACGCTCATCAGGCGCCCGAAAAGGCCGCCGCGCTGCTGCTGCGCCCGCCCGCGCCCCAGCAGGTGCCCGGCGAAGGTGGCGCGCGCGATCGTCTCCACGGCCTGCGGGTCGGGCTGCTCGTCAGCCAGCCGCGCCATGCGTTCGCGGAACAGCGCCAGGTCGCCCGTGTCCTCCAGCATGGCCAGCAGGTCCTGCACGCGCCGGCCGTGCATGGCGCGCCACTGCCGGCTCAGCGCGTCGGCGGCCTGTGCCAGCGTGTCCTGCTCCTCGCGGTTGCGCCGGCGCGCGTGCTGCAGCGGGCGGCCCTCTGCGAAGGCGCCTTCTTCGTTGACGTCCTCGTCGGCCTCGGAGTCCTGCGCGGCGCGCCGGCCGGCAGGTGCCGGCAGGCCCGGCAGCCCCAGGCCTGGCAGCATGGTCGGCGGCTCCGGCTTCTCGGCCTTGACCCAGCCCTCGCCGTAGGTGTCCAGCATGTACTGCTCGGTGGGCTCCCAGCCCATGTCCACCAGCGTCTTGTCGCGCGTGGCGCGCTCGGCCAGGTCCTCGGGCTCGCTGAAGTCGTGCTTCAGCAGCGGGTAGCCGGCGCCGGGCAAGTTGAAGTCGACGATCCAGCGCACCAGCGTTTCGTTCAGCGTCTCGTCCAGCTCGTCGGCGTCGTCCTGCGCCACCTCCAGCCGCACCTCGTTCTGCACGCCGGCCTGGTTGCTGCCCAGGCCGGTGCTGGCCGCGGTGGTGCTCATCGTCTCGCCCAGCACGGCCTTGGACATCTGCTCGTCCATGTAGCGCACGAGCTTCTCGTAGGTGTCCACGCTGCCCGAGCGCGTGGCTTCCAGCAGCTCGATCAGCATGCCCTCGGGCACGATGACGCCGGCGTCCTGCGCCAGCGCGCCCAGCGCGTCCAGCAGCTTCTGCTGCTGGCCTTCGTCCGCGCCGTTCGGATACTTGCCCACCGCCGTGGGGCTGCCGAACTTGTCCGCGAAGGTCAGCCAGAAGGTGATCGTGTTGCGCTTGAAGAAGACCGGCCAGAACAGCATGCCGCCGATGCCGGCGCCGTAGGGGTTGTCGTCGTCGGCGCCGCGGCGGTGCACGATGAACTTGCGCGGGGGCATGGGCTCGCCCTCGAACATGTTGCTCGGCGTGCGCAGGTGCAGCGCGCCGTCCAGCGCGAAGACAAAGCGCTGCGGCGCGCGCGCGATCACGGTGCGCGGCAGCACCTGGCCTTCGCGCAGCTCCCACATCACCTCGCTGACCGCATAGCCCTTCAAGGTGGCTTCCAGCAGCCGCTTGCAGATGTGGTTGAAGCGCAGGTGCTCGAAGGCGGTCTTCACCAGCTCGGCGGCCTGCTTGTCGCGCGCGCTGTCGCTGGCGGGCTCCAGGCTCCACGGCCGCGAGGTCACGGCCAGCTTGCGCTTGCCCAGCACCGCGCCGGCGTGCGCGTCGCGCTTGAGCTCCTCGTAGATGGCCAGGCCCTTGCCCTGGCCGCGCGTGCGCAGCGTCTCGTCGCTGTTGAGCAGCACCTTGCCGTAGAAGACCCGGTGCATGTCGCGCTCGATCGACGCGATCTCCTGCATGATGGGCTTGCCGTTGCGCCAGGCCGGGCGGCCGTCGGGGCCAAGGATGGTTGCCATGCTCAGGTCCCCACGTAGTCGGCCAGGTCGGTACTCAGGCGCGGGCGGCCCAGCGCGCGGTGCTCCATGCGCACGGGCGGGCGGTCGGCGGCGTTCACGGCCAGGAAGCAGGCCCAGGCGCGGTCGGCGTGGCCGGCCTCGTCGCTGTCGGCCACGAAGCGCGGCGCGCCGGTGGCGCTGCTTTCCTTGCGCAGCTTGTGCAGGTCGGCGCGCACGTCCTTGTCGCCCATCGGGATGCGGATCTGCCGGTCCTCGAAGGCCTGCTTGCCCAGCGTGGCCAGGTGCAGCTTGTTCGGGCCGGTGAAGAGCACGCCCTCCACACGAGTGCTGCCGTGGCGGCCCTGCGCGTCCTCCACCGGCTTCTCGCCCATGCCCGTCTGGTCCATGCAGCACCGCAGCACGCGGTAGCGCAGGAACACGTCGTCCAGCGCCGCGTCCTGCGCCTTGAAGCTGGCGCGCTTGAGCGTGACGACCTCGCGCGTCCACAGCACGTCGCCCACCTGCTCCAGCACCCAGATGACGAACAGGTGCTTGCGCCGGCCGATGTCCACGCCCACGTAGCACGGCCCGCCGGCGTAGTGCTCGGGCAGCCCGGCGTGGTCATGCTCGCAGCTGTTGATGAGGTCGTAGCTCAGCCAGGCGCTGGCCTCGTCCAGCCACTCCAGCAGGTATTCCTGGGCCCAGATGTCGTCGTCGTCCAGGCCGCGCCGCAGCTCGTCGGCGTCGCGCGGCAGACCCTCGGCGATGGCGCGGTGGATGTCCACCACGTGCTGCTTCCAGATCGGGTCCTTGCTGGTGGCCAGGTCGTAGAACTTGTTGCCCTTGCCGTTGGGCGTGCTGGTGACGCGCACCTTCCAGCCGGCGCTGATGATGGGGAAGGCGGCTGCCCAGATCTTGCGGCTGTCCGCGTGGAAGGCGAACTCGTCGAAGAACATGTTCGCGCTGTAGCCGCGCGCGGTGTCGGGGTTCGCAGGCAGCGCCAGCACGTAGGAGCCGTTGCCGAACTTGAGCTGCAGGCCGCGGCGCTTCACGCCGCTGTCCTCGTCGTAGTAGTCGAAGTCTTCGCGCCGCAGCGAACGCGCCGCAAAGGTGTAGGCCTTGATGTGGCGCTCCACGCCCTCTTCCATCGCCTCCAGCGCCTGGCGCTCGCCGCGGCTGAGGATGACCCACTTGGTGCGGCCGCCCTTGGACTCCGCTTCAAAGACGTCGTCGACGATCTCCAAGGTGGTGGTGAACGTCTTGCCCGTCTGCCGCGCGAAGCGGCCGAGCTTGAAGCGCGATCGGTCCAGGAACCAATCGCGCTGGTAGCCGTAGAGCAGCGGCTGGCTCACTTCTCGGCGTTCGCCAGGATGGCCAGCGCATTGGCGATCGCCGCGCCGATGCAGCCGCCAATGGCAGCGTCAGGACCGAACAGCAGGCCCATCACCGCGACCAGCACCGCCACGTCGACGTTGGGGACCTCGAAGGTCACGGCGCCGGCCCCACCACCGCCCCGGTGTAGATCGCGCGGATCTTCTCCAGCGCCTCGGGCGTCACGCCGCTCATGTGCCCGCCCTGCAGGTCGGCTTCGAGCTTGCGGCTCGCCTCGGCCAGCTTCTCGCGCACCTCGTCGGCGTGCTTCTTCTGCGCGATGCTGGCGCGTACCAGCGGCGCCATCGCGCGGCTGAGCTTGACCAGGTCCACGCTGTCGGGGTCGATGTCCTCCATCGACTCCAGGATGGTGTAAAGCTTCTCCTGCAGCAGCCGCATGGTGGCCTGCGCCATGTCGTCGGCCACGTCGGGGCTGGCCTCCACCAGCGCGCGCGCGCGCTCGGCGCTGGCCTTGAGCTTGGCGATCTTCTCCTCCAGCCGGCTGCCGTAGCGGTGCAGGCTGCTCTTGCCGATGTCGAAGCCCTGCGCGCGCAGCCAGTCCTGCAGAGCCACGTAGCCGCTGAAGCCGCCCTCCACCAGCTTGCGCTCCAGCGCCTCGCGCATGGGTGCGGGCAGGCCGGTGATCTTGCTGCGCTGGCCCACGGCTCAGCCCCCGGTGCCGTGCCGCGGCCGTGCGATGCCGGGCTCCACCTCGGTGGTGTATTCGGCCAGGTCGATGCCGTGGCGGGTGAGCTGCACGAACCAGCGGGCCATGCCGTCGCGCCGCACGGTGACCAGGTCGCGCTCCTCCAGGTAGTCCACCTCGCGCTTGACCTCCAGCTCGGTGGCGTCGGCGTACACCGCCTGCACCACGGCCAGCAGGTGCTCCACGTAGGTGCCGGCGGGCCGGCTCACGTCCGCCGCGCGGATGAGGAACCAGCGGATGTTCTCGCGGCGCACGCGCGCGGGGTCGATGCTCATGGCGCGTGGCCTCCACCGCCGCCGTGGCGGCGCTCCAGCAGGTGCCGCTCGATGGTGAGCCGCAGGTTGTCGATGGACACGTGGATCGCGCCGATCACGCGGTTGTGGTCCTCGCGGCGCACGTAGTCGCGCGGCAGCTCGGCGCGCAGGTCCATCACGTCGCGCTCGATGCGGCGCCAGGCGTCGTCCTGGCCGCGCAGCGTCTCGGCGATGCCCTTGAACTTCTCGTCGATGTGCTTCTGGCTCTGCGCCAGCAGCATGCGCGCCAGGCCCCAGAAGGCCCCCGCGATGCCCAGGAACAGGCTGACGACGTAGGTGAAGTCGACCTGGATCAGCACGACCGGCGCCCCTTGCCGCCGGCGGCCTTGCACGCGGCGCGGTGGCGCAGCTGGTTGCGGCGCTTGCGCGCCATGCGGCGGACCTGGGCCACCGTCCAGCCGGGGCCGCGGCGGCGGCTCGAGCGGTACGTGTACGGGCCGGCGTCGAGCTGCCGGCGGCGCTGCTCGGCCGTGGCCGCTGCGCGCTGCGGCAGCGCACGTTCGGCCAGCGTCAGGCCGGTGGCCGGGGCCACGGCCAGCAAACCGGCCAGGGCGATGTGGTTCAGGGCCTTCATGCGGCTCGCTCCGTTGAGGGTGTGAAGGTGGTGCCCGGCTACTGCCAGGTGTTCGTGGCCATCTGCCTGGCCAGGCGGTGGGCGCGCGCGGGCGTCTGCTGGGCCCAGCGGCTGTCCAGCATCTCGCGCGCCGCCTCGGCGTAGCGCATCTCCTTCACCAGGGCCAGCGTGCGGCGGAACTTCAGCAGCCCGGCGGTGCCCAGCTGGAAGGCCATGTTGTGCAGCACCGCGCGGCGCACGGGCTCCAGGCCGTAGATCCAGGGCAGCGCCGAGCCGAGCTCGATCTCGATGCGGTGCAGGTCGTTGTGCAGCAGGTGCGTGCACTCGGCGGAGCTGAGCCCGGAGCCGGCCTTGCGCCGGTCCACCAGGCGGCCGATGCCGATGGTGAGGAACCCCTCGCTGTCCGCGTAGACGTGGCGGCGCTCGCCCTCGTCGCGGCGGAGCTGGGATTCCAGGTCGGTGACGGCGGCCTGCGTCATGCGCGGATGGTTCCGCGCGCGCGCGACGGTGGATATTCGCGGGGAAGAAAACCGGCGCCCAACGCGCCGATCGAGCCGACCCTACGTGCGGCTCATCGCCTGGTTAGGCGTCCACGCCAGCAGCAGCAGCGCGCCGCCCGATTTCCTCGCCCAGCTTGCGCAGCTTGTCGCCGTACTCGCCATCCAGCAGCCAGCGCGGCGCCTTGCTTTGCAGCCATTCGGTAGCCTGCGCATCTGTGCGGCCAGCCTCTCGCATGGCGTCATACGCCGCCTGCCACAAGATCGTGGCGGGCCTGTCGAACGAATACATCGGGATCGTCGGCGGCCCGATGTTGTAGAGCGGCCCAATGTCGGCCGTGATGTCGCGCAGTCTTTTCATATCGCTCTCCAAGTTCTCCAGCGCCTCGCGCAGCTGCTGCACGTTCATTGCGGCCGACCTTCAGTGCGGATGAACGGCCCGTGCTCGGCCCGAGCGGCCTTGTTCACCACCTGGGCCAGCTGCAGCATGCTCATGCCGTCCTGGGCCAGCACCATGCCCAGGCCGTGCACCATGTTCGCGGTGGCCGCCAGGTCGCGCGCCTGTGCTGCGGCGTCGCCGCCGTAGTCCGCCAGGTGCGACCGCAGCCGAAAGGCCAAGCCCTCCTGCTCCGTGCCCATGCGGACCAGCTTGCTGTAGCCGGGCGTGAGGTGCATGAACACCTCCAGGCTGCCCGGCGCGTTGTGCAGGATCACGTGCGCCGCGATGTCGTGCTTGTCCAGGATGGCCTGGATCTCGGCGCGTGCCGCTATGAGTTTGGTGTCCATGTCGCTCCTTCGGTCAGTCGATCAGTCGTCACGCCAGCCGTGCACCTCGCGCTGCAGCGCCAGCGCCAGCAGCACCCGGTTGCGCGCCTGGAAGATGCGCAGCAGGCTGCGCAGGTCCCACTCCACCTGGTCCAGCTCCAGGCCGCAGGCGCCGGCGATCTCCTTGTTGCCCATGCCGTCCAGCAGGCACGCGGCCACGCCGCTCTGCCTCGGCGTCAGCCGCAGCCGCGCCCGCTCGCGCAGGTACAGCAGCCGCACGGTGCGCATGGCCTCAGAAGAGCTGCGGCTCCACCGCAGCGCGCTGCTGCTCGCGCACGGCCTCCAGCGTGGCGCGCGCGGCGTCCATCGCGGCGATGCGGTCCTCGGCCTCCTGCGCCGTCATGCGGCCGGCCTCAACCCAGCGCGGGTACAGGCTGCGGCGCTTGCGCAGCTCGTCGCGCACGGCGGCGATCTGGCGCTCGATGCTCACCGCTGCAGGTGCGCCCACGGCTCAGCCCTCCAGCCCCGGCAGCTCGGCCTGCACGCGCTTGCGGTGCTGCTCCTGCATGATCTTCAGCACGCGGTACACGCGCTGGTAGCTCATGCCGTACTTTCGCGCCAGCGCCATCTGGTTGCTGCCGTCGAACTCGTCCCACAGCGCCTGCCAGCGCCGGCGCGTCTGCATGCTGTGGCCCTTGGGCACGTACACCAGCTGGCCGCCGTACAGCTCGCGCACCAGCTCGGCGGCACTCTCGGCGGCAGCGCGCGCCAGGCCGGGGTCCACACCCGCTCCGGTGAGCGAGTCTGCCACCGCGTTGCCCAGGTCGCGCAGCAGCTCGGGGTAGCGGTCCTCCGCGGCGATGGCGGCGTCGGCGGCGGTGGCGTTCATGGCATGGTCTCCAGGGCATGGGCGGCCTCCTCGGCCGCCCACGACGGCATGCAGGCCAGCACCTGCACGGGCGTGGGCCAGTTCTGCACGCGCACGGCCGCCACCCCGAAGGCCTGCGCCAGGCGCGCGCCGTCGCGCTCCTGCTCCCAGCCTTCGCGCAGCGGCCATAGCGTCTGCACCCAGTCGAACAGCTCGAACTCGGCCGCCTTCAGCCGCGGTGTGCCGGGCAGCCGCAGGGCGCGCAGCAGCGTCAGCCCTTCGTCCACGCGCAGCCAGAACCAGACGGGCGGCGGCATCATGCCGGGCCTCCGTCCGCCGGCGCGGCGCGGCCGGCGCGGCGGCGCTTGTCCACCTCCAGCGCGCTCACCAGGGCGTGCAGCTGGCCTTCGTGGCAGAAGCTCACGTCGTCCACGCCGAACATGTGCTGCGCCATGCCGTTGGCGTAGGCCCAGGGCCGCCCGGCGCTGAGCAGCAGCGCCTCCACCTTGCGCAGCATCGGCCCGCGCGTGGGGTGGTCCATGTTGCGCGGGCGGCCGGGCGTGGGCTTGCGCGGCGGCGCGGGCTTGAAGCCGCAGCGCCGCAGGTGCTCGAGCACGCGCTCGCGGCCGGCGTGGTCCAGGTCCTTGGCGCTGCGCACGCGGGCCACGCCCCACAGCATGTCGCGGTAGGTGGCCTCGTCCATGCCCAGCTGCTTGGCCGCGATGTGGATCTGCGCCAGGCGGTTGCCGCGCGGCGGCGCGGGGCGGGCCAGCGTGCCCATCACGCGGCCTCCCTGCCTTCGGCCTGGTCGTCGCGCTCCCGCGCAAAGGCCGGCGGCCGCCACGCGGCGTAGCCCTCGGACTCGCGCCACTCGCAGTGCAGGTAGACCGCGCCCAGGGCGTCGCGCAGCCGGAAGCTGATGGCGCTGCGCTTGCCGGCCACGGCGTGGCTGGCGTCCACCAGGGTCTGGCAGGCTGCCTTCACGGCGGTTTCCTGCGCGGGCGTCAGGTCGCGCACCACCGTGCGCCAGGCGCCGGAGGTGTTGATGTCAAGCGTGGCCATTGCGGGCCTCCTGCAGGATGCGGCGCACACCGTCGTCGGCAGCGCCGCCGATCGGTAGCACCAGGTGCGGCCTGCTGCTGTCCAGCGTGGCGCGCACCAGGTCGGTGGTCTCCGGGCTCAGGATCAGCTGCCCGAACTCCGGCGTGATGACGATCAGCTCGCCCGTGTTGAGCACGCCCACCCTGGCAGGCGGCTTCAAGGGCGGGTCGAACAGGGCGTGCCAGGCGGCACGCGCGCGGCGCATGAGCTGGCTCACCGGCGGCCTCCCTTCGTG